GTCTCTGTTAACGATACGGGCAACTCATCAGGATAACAGGCGTTTATTGTTGTTTCCGCCTCGTCCAAGCTCCTGAATTCCATGCGCTCTCCGTATAATTCATGGTCGATAATATATTTCATAATTATTGCCTTTCTGCCCCTGTAAGGCCGGGGCGCACCGGGTTGTTAATTAATACAAAGACTAAACTGATTCCGTTCCTCGATCTATTACTTTTCGTGTCGTGTGTCTATGTTTGCAATCTCTCTTTATCATCCTTGTGCTCCTCCCTCTGCTAATTTTACATCTCCAAATAATCCGTCATTTTCAATGTCGTATGAATAATCTCTATATAAACCTTTTTTAGCTAACGAACCAAAAACACCTGATCTTGTTTTTTTATCCATTCCCTCAACCTTAACGTTATCAAGATAGACGCAACCAAACCTGGATTTTGTTTCATGCTCTACGTTTTTGCGTAAGGCAGTGAGCAACTTCTGTTCGTTGTCTGTGAGTTTCATTGTTGTGCTCCTTTTTGGTTTGTTAATTTGTCCTATTTTTTCTTTCACGCCTTTATTATATTATATTTATTTAATAAAGACAATTTTTTATTTTTAATTATTTTTTTAGGACTAAGTATAACCGAATAGACAGAAGGGTTTGCTAGCATAAAAATTATTTTAATTATTTTTTAGTTTTTTCTTCTCGACACTAAAAAATGCTCACGAGTTGTTAAATAGTTGAGATAGAATAAGTTACAATGAGAAAAATGAGATGAGGTATAGAAATTTCAACCTCGAGCAAACCCTTCTGTCTATTCATGTATCTAGCATAGGAATTTTTTGCTTGATTTTTTCTGTAAAGTAATTTATAATTATAGGGAAGATACAAATATAGGATCTTTCTCTAAAATGAGAACCAAACAAATACATCAATCCAATCACCTAGTGGGCCGACCTACCAAATACGATCCTGATACAATGATCCCCAAAGTCCTTGAACTGATGTCAGATGGTGCATCAAAAGAAGAAGTGTGCCTGGGGCTATATAAGACAGGGAGAGTTTGGCCTTCTACAATGGATACATGGATGGAGAAATATCCTGAATTTCGCTTAGCCATAAAAAACGGAAAGAGACTTGCAGAGGGTTGGTGGAAAATAATGGGAAGAGCAAACATCACCAATCCAACTTTCAATACAGGGCTATATGTAGTTCAAATGGCAAATAGATTTAATTGGCGCAGAAAAGATGATGTAGTCCAAACTGTCAAGGGTACGGTAAAGCATGAGCATGAAGTAACTCACCATTACGACTTTAGCAAATTGGAGACAAGCGAAGTTGAAAACCTTAAAGACATTCTTGAAAAAGCAGGAATTTCCAATCCCGACTCTGACGGAAGTGAAGCGAGAACTTGCCATACGAAGTCTAAAACACTTCATTAAGCATTTATGGCGGTATGTAGAAACAGATGAATTTGTTGACGGCTGGCACATTGATGCTATTTGTGAACATTTAGAAGCAGTAACAAGTGGGTGTATAAAAAGATTGATAATCAATATACCACCACGACACATGAAGTCGTTAGCAGTATCAGTATTCTGGCCTGCATGGAGTTGGTTGAAAGAGCCCTGGTTGAGATGGTTGTTTAGCAGTTATGTAGAATCGTTAAGCATAAGAGATAGTGTCAAATGCAGAAGAATTATACAATCACCAGTATATCAGGACTTAGTAGGAATAACCCAACCAGAATTTGTATTGACAGGAGACCAGAATAGCAAGGTTCGGTTTGAAAACAATTTTGGTGGATATAGATTAGCCACAAGTACAGGTGGAGCATTAACTGGAGAAGGTGGAGACATCATAGGAATAGATGATCCCCACAATGTAATAGAGGGAGAGTCAGAAGTAAAACGTCAAGGAGTTCTGGAGTGGTGGAATAATGCAATGAGTACCAGGCTCAACAATCCTAAGACAGGTGCATATGTTGTTATTATGCAAAGACTCCACGAAGAAGATTTAACAGGTCATATATTGGCAGAGGAACACGGATGGGATCATTTATGTCTACCGGCTCGATACGAAAGAGAGAATAGGGTAAAGTCATCCCTAAATTATATAGACCCTCGGAAAGAAGCAGATGATCCATTATGGCCTGAACGATTTGGAGATAAAGAATTAAAAGTAATAGAAGCATCATTAGGTTCATACGGTGCAGCAGGACAACTACAACAACGACCCGCACCAAGAGAAGGAGGGATGTTTCCAGTCGAGCGGTTTAAGATGTTGTCAGAACTCAATAAGAATTTTATTGGAAACTCGATTCGATACTGGGACAAAGCAGGTACTGACGGAGGTGGATGTAGAACAGCAGGAGTAAAGATCAGCAAAATGATAAAAGGACCATTTCCTTTTATCATTGAAGATGTTGTAAAGGGTCAGTGGTCAGCAGGAGCAAGGGAAGCTATTATCAAACAGACTGCTGAACTTGATGGAGTGAATGTAAAAGTATGGGTAGAGCAAGAAGGTGGGAGCGGTGGAAAAGAATCAGCAGAAAGCACTATTTCCAATTTAGCAGGATTTGTCGTACATGCAGATAGAGTCACAGGAGATAAAGTTACCAGAACTCAACCTTATTCAGCTCAAGTTGAAGGTGGGAATGTTGCATTGCTAAAAGGAGAATGGCAAAAAGAGTTTATTGATGAGCATTCTTTATTTCCAAATGGGAAGTACAAGGATCAAGTGGACGCCTCCTCTGGAGCGTTTAACAAATTGATGGTTAAAATAGACAATGTTGGAGTGTGGGGTAGGAGAAAATAATGTCAGTAGTGATTGATAACAAGTTGTATGATGAGCTTATTGCTTGTATTGAGGCTATTAAGGCAAGAGTATCTATACAAGAGCCGGAGGATGATGAGTCCATTCCTGATAAGAATGTTGAACCACCTGAGTTTGACACACTAACTAATTATGGAACTGAGGGTGGTGTTCCTAATATACCAAATCCACCGCTGTGTCTACCATTGAGAGAAGAGCCGTTGGTATAATGTCTGAGTTAAATAACATATCACACTACAAGAGACCTAAAAATCATATTCCTATCCATAAAGGTTCTGTAGAAGAGATAGCACATTTTAATCGTAGCAGACAAAGAACAACTGATTTGAAGAAGTATAGAGAAGGATTTGACTTGATCAACTGGGACAACAAATGAGAACAAAGCAGAACAAACAAGGTCATATAACTCAACAGCTCCAAACTCTGACAAGTGTTATAGTAGAGAGAGCAAACTTAGCACGACGATTAGGAAAGTCGTATGCAGGTGAACGAGACTTGTATACAGCACTTGGCTATCCTAAAACTATCGACTACACTCGTTATGATGCACGTTTTACTCGTCAAGATATTGCTAAACGAATAGTAACTGCCTTCCCAGATGCGACATGGAGAGCAGAGCCAGAGGTATTTGAGTCCGAAGATGAAACAGACACCACATTTGAGACAGCATGGAAAGAACTGTTGGACAAGATTCCTCTTTATCATTATTTAAGTCGTGTTGACAAGTTAGCCGGGATTGGCAAGTATGCTGTCCTTCTCCTTGGCTTTGATGATAGTAAGAATCGTACTCAACCAGTTCAATCGGCAAAAGAACTCCTGTATGTCCAGCCCTATACCGAGAACAAAGCAGCAATCAAAAGTTTGGTAAGTGATAAGACCGACGAACGATATGGCAAGCCAAAGACATATCAAATCACACCTTCAACAACAACTGATAGTTCTGCTACTTCGATGACAGAGCTGGTGCACTATTCCAGGATTCTCCATGTGGCAGATGGTTGTTTAGAAAGTGATGTATATGGAACACCACGACTTGAGTGTGTTTATAATAGGTTGCAGGACTTAGAGTTGCTATCAGGAGGCAGTGCAGAGATGTTCTGGCGTGGAGCATTTCCTGGGTACAGCTTTGAAGCTCCAGCTGATGCTAACATGTCTAAGCAGACAGTTTCAGATATGGAAGACGAGATTGAGAAATACATCCACAACTTGAATAGATATATGCGGCTTCAAGGAATAGAAGCAAAGGCTCTCAAGACTCAAATTGAAAGTCCAAAAGAGCATGTAGAAGTAGAGCTACAACTTATCTCAGGAGCAACAAACATCCCAGTGCGAATTCTTACAGGCTCAGAAAGAGGAGAATTAGCCAGCTCGCAAGACGAGAACAATTGGAACGCAAGAGTGGATGAACGAAGAAAAGACTTTGCGGGACCAATGATATTGAAGCCACTCATTGAGCAGTTAGTTGAAGTGGGAGTATTGCCAGAGCCAAAAGAGATAAACATCAAATGGCCGGACATCACAGCATTGAATAAGAAGGACGCAGCTCAAGTAGCTAAAAACCAAACAGAAGCATTGGCAAAGTATGTCCAAGCTGGAGCTGATGCGGTAGTTCCTCCATTCCAGTTCTTGACACTTGTTATGAAGTTCACCGATGAAGAAGCCACAGCGATGTTAGAAGAAGCTGCAAAAGGAATTGAAGAAGAAGAGAAAGAAGCAAATGAAGCAGAACCATTACCTGAAAAGGAAGAGGAGGACAAATGAAAGATTGGTTTAAGAATATTTGGGAAGAAATTGTTGAGTTCTTGAAAAAGCATTTTGACAAGTTGCCAGAAGATCCTGTAGATCCAGAAGATCCACCTGTTCCTCCTGATGATCCTACTGATATAGATAAGTTTGACCACTTTGCAACTACACCTGAAGAGATGATAGGTTACTCCTGGGTGCTGCAATGGATTACAATGTCCAAAGAAGAGATGGAAACATTTGCAAAGAATTTAGTGAAGTATAAGAACACAGCCACTCATGCTGAGATTCTTTCCTATACCGAATCAGGGTTTTATGGTAAGGTGGATAAAGCCGTTGACTTGTTTATAATGTATGCCAACATCATACTGGAAAAGAATATTTTCCTGCTGGCTACAGTTTTCAATTGGAACAGCAAGAACATTTGCAGAGTAATCACTTTTGAAACAGGTGTACATATTATAGATCGTCTCAAGAAAGAGATCAAACCTGAATACATTAAAGGCCTTGGTTTAGAGATGTGTTCGGAGTGGGGACCAGGTTGTCGTAATGATGAGTGCTGGAAACTCGCTCAGCGGTTGTGTGATTATGCGGCAAAGAATTGGCCAGGATCATTATTCTGCAATTATAAATCACGTCCAGAATGGAAAGATGTTCCAGAAGGTCAGGAATTAGACTATCATTCTCTTTCCACAAAGGACACAGGACCTGATGGTTGTGTTGTCAATACGGACACCACTTCTATTCTAAATGAGTTTGGCGGCCTGAGGAATTATAAAGATCCTGTTAAGGTCAAAGCGTATGGGAAAGTGGTAAAGAAAGCTAAGCGTGGATTTTACTTTTATGATTTTATGACTCCTGGTTATTACAAAACTGATATCATGAAAGCATTAGGAGAGATATGACAGCAAAAGCAAATGTAGATGGAATAGAAAAAGTATGGGACGGAAAGAAATGGGATAAAGCTGAATTGACCAAAGAGGATAAGTTATATACTAAGGAGATGGTCATTTATTTGAAGCAGGAGGATGAGAATGTTCGAGACTGTTTGCAGCATATTGATGTTTGTAAAAAATTAATATCTTTGGAAAAGCAACAGTTAAGGATCAAGACACAACGAAGAAAGATTATAGTGGATAACTATAATGGCTGGCGTAAGGAGAAGGGATTGAAGTTGGCCAAATGAAGAATAAACCATTCGTCAAACTGCTTAAGATAGTTGGTAGCAAGACTGACGAGCAGATAATGAATGAGGTGGAATCATATCCATCTGATCCTGGTTCTATTAGTATAAGTAAAATGAGAAAATCACAATGAGTAGTAAATATGCATTATTCATAGGCAGGTGGCAA